ACCTACAAGTGATAGAATAGTTGGTGATACATATAAAAGAACTTATGCTACAAAATTACCAGCTGGTAAAACAATAGGTATTGCATATAACAAAGGTGCTTATCAAGTTGTAGATAGTAGCGATTTTAAAACAATGGGAAGGAAAGTATAATAATGACAAATAAAGATTTATTTAAAGACGTGAATAAAAAAAGAAAAGGTAAAAAATCCGTAGATGGTTATTATTATGATGGTAAAAATTCATTTACCTTATATAAAAATGAAAGTGGTAAATTATCAATGAAAAAAAGAGGTAAAAAATGATTTGGTTTATGTTTTTTCTAGGCCTGATTGTAGGAGTATGGGCTGGTTGGAAATATGAGCACGTGGTGAATGATATTATTGAGTCTTGGAAAAGCTATTAAAATCAGTGGCTTCAAGTCATTGTTTTTAAATACTTATTTCTTTGACTTGGGGGTTGATTTAGACACAAAAAAGTATTATATTATATAAACAACTAACTAACTAAAATATACATTATGATAACATATGATAAAGACACTCTTTTTAAAGAGTTTAAAGACGCAAAACAAAAAGATATATCACTTTCAACTAAAAAACTATTAGAAGATAAAGAAACTGATATTTACGTTAATCGTATTCAATTCTTTAAAGACCACATTAAAAACAAAAAACTCAATCCTAAAGTGTATGACTTATTAGATATAAATTTTGATGAATTGTTAAAAGCTTATGAAAGTGAAAATCCTAGAGATTACTTTTATTTGTCAGTATTTGGTAAAACTTATGACCAAAAAATGTGGGAAGAAGAAGCTGAATTGGAAAATGAAAAACTTGCGAATATTTAGTTTACTTGCGATTTTGTTGTTAGTTAATCAGTGTGCGAACAATCGTTCTCACACTGGTGCCTTTTTAGGTGCTGCAACTGCAACTGCTGCTTGTTTACAAGTTGCAGACAATCCTATTCTTGTCGCAACTTGTGCTGTCACTGGTGCTTTTGTTGGTGCCGATCTAATGTATGATTCAGATTATGATGTACACAATGCTGTATTTGTTGATCACTTAAATAGAGGGTCATCTTCATCTTATACAAATTGGTATAACGAAAAGACACAAAATTCTGGTAACATTAAAACCTATAGTACATATATGGAGGGTCCTTTCAAATGTAAAGATTACGATGCAACAATAGATATAACAAGTCAATGGCCATTAATTGGTATTGGTGGTGTAAACAGAAAAGTAGTATTTGGAACTGCTTGTCAACAACCTGATGGTAGATGGATAGAAAAAAATTAATTATGGACGAACAAATTAAATTATTAAAAGCAAGAGAAAAAGCAATAATTGAAGAATTAGAGTTTAGTCCTCTTAGAAGTTTAGAAAACGAACTTTATGAAATACGAGATACATTATCTAAACTTGAAAACAAAGAGCCATTAATTTATAATGAATATGATGCCTTTGATAAAGATTGGTCGGCAAACATAATAAAATATGGATCAGAATGAGTAGTCATTTAAAAAAATTACCAGAGTTTTTAAAACCATACTTTATAGAATTATTAGATACATTATTGTATATGTTAAAAAGTGTCTTTAATTTAATAATTAGTATTTTGCCTAAAAAACAATTGATATATTCTTGGAGATTAAAAAGAGTGATACCTAATATTAAAAAATATTTTTTATTTATATTCTTAATATATTTTCTAATAGCTATATTCATATCAAGAGCCACAGCTGGTGAAAAGTTTATAATGCCAAAAGGTGAAATTACGGAGGAAGAAAGAGAACCACTTAAAAGAGTGAAACAAGAACAGAATAAAGTATTATATGATACTGTAAGAGGTTACGAACCTAAAAAGGTAGATGACCAATATTGTTATGTAAAAATTGAAATTAAACAAAACGGTGATGACATTATTAAACAAGAAATTTTGGAGTGTGCTGACGGTAGACGAGGTATTAACACACCGGGCTATTGGGAATTATTCGCACAATTCTATTATAGAGATGTATCGGCACCCGAATATTGCCGATATTATAGTAGACCAAATCACGTCTTTAAATCGTTCGGAAAGACGTGCCTTAACAAGAACGGTGAATGGGAGGTACAATAATGTTTAAAAACATTATTATATTAATTCTCCTTTGGGTTATACTATTTGATGTGTCTAGCAAAGAGTTTTTTGGCTATATACAAAAAGGCCTTGACAAAACACAGGAAGTAGTATATGATATTAAAAGGAGTACAAAATAAAACTATATGATGATAAGAACAGCAATAATAGTAGTAACAGGTCTCTTATTAGGGGCATGTTCAACTTCAACATATCAGATAAAAGCCGAATCTGATAAAATTTTAGATACAGTGCCATCTTGGTATATGATGGACTTCAAAGAAAAGAAAGCTTGTAATGTTAATTCACAAGACGTGAATGAAAAACAATGTATCTTTGGTGTTGGAACTTCAGTATCACCAGATCTTGGTTTAGCAATTGAGAAAGCAAAGATGATTGCAAAAGCTGAAATGGCAGATATAATTAAAGGCGAAATGAACAAACGTTCTAAACAGTTTATAACAGAACTGGGTAAGAATGAAACTAAGAGTGTAGTAACAGATGTTGAATCTACCTTAGTAAATATTATAGAAAATACACCTGTAAGAGGTTATGAAATATTTGCTCAAGAAGTAACTTCAACTACTAAAGGTTATTATAGAGCTTGGATAGGTTTAAGATTGCCTTTAGGTGAATTTAATAAGATGTATAACTATACAATTAATGAAGTAGTTGACTCTTATAATTTAAAACAAAAAGCTGAACAAGCTTTTAAAGAAACAGTAAAAGATAAAACTGTACAGTAATATGAGTGATATATCTCAAATTATAATATACAGTAAAGCCAACTGTGGATATTGTGTAAAGGCCAAATCGTTATTAAATAACCTTGGCCTTACATACACAGAAAAAAAATTAGAGAATTTTTTAACAACAGAAGCATTGATTGAAGATATTGGTAAAAATGTTAAATCAATGCCTCAAATAAAAATAAATGGTGAGTTAATAGGTGGATATAATCAATTAATTGAATATTTAATGGATAAACAATTAGTTAATTTTAAAGGCGAACCTATTTAATATAATGACTGATGATAAAGTTATTTTATTTCCAACAAATAGAATTGTTAATAAAGAAACAGCAAAACAAAATCCTGAAGCAAGTGAACAGGTAAGATTAGACAGAACAAAAGAATTTGTAGAAGGAAATGTAGATGAAATAGCTATGAATATTCTACGACAATTTGTAGATATGGCTATGTTAACAGATAAACCAGAATTTACAAAAGACTTTGGTTTATTAGTTGATATATTAAGAGGTATGATATATAGAGATTTTGACGTGACACACCCAGCACAAAAACTTGCAGATAAAATTGTAGATGTAAAAATGTCAAGATTCGGACCACAAGTTATTATAGATTATAATAGAGTGTTGCCTGAAGAAAATCACAAACCACATAAACCTTTAAACAAAGATATTAAAGATGAAATTAAAAGAAGAAATGATGGTTGGACAGATTTTGAACCAGATTTTGATTTACCTGAGGAACCAGATGACAGGTAAATCGCACAGAATTCCCAATGGAATCGCCTTTGCAGGTTGTAAAATAGCATTGAAACAAGGAGAAAAACATAATGTTAAAAACATTAAAGAAAGCTTTTTCAAGAGCAGGTAAATCAAAAACTCAAAGAGTTTTAGAATTACTAGAAACTGGTAAATCAGTATCTTGGAAAACTTTAAGAACAAGATTTGATCTAACATCGCCAAGAGCTATGGTAGACAAATTAAGAGCAGAAGGTAATATGATCTATATTAATAAAACTGCTCAAGGTACTTTTTATAGACTTGGTACACCATCAAAAGCGATTATCGCTGCGGGTATCAAAAAACTATATGGTACACAATACGCTTACAAAAATGCGTAATTAGTTGTTAGTTATAGAGGCGAGAAATATATAACGCTCGCCTCTATTCACCTTATGATAGATAAACTTCTTATAAATTCACTTGACAATGAAAGCAAAGATAAAAACGTTGCAGTTTTATTATCTGGTGGAGTAGATAGTTTATCTGTTGCATTTGCTGCAAATAGATTAAACAAAAATATAACAGCATATACATTTCATTTAAAAAATCAATTGAGTTATGACGCAGAAAAAGCAATTGAAGTATCTTCTATATTCAATTGGCCAATTAAAGTTATAGAAATTCCTACAGACAATTTAGAAAAAGATTTTTCAACATTGACAAATGAAATTAAATGTATAAAAAAAACTCATTATGAATGTTGCTTTCCCTTTTTATATATATATCCACAAATAAAAGAAACAGAAGTTTTAAGTGGTTGGGCCGCAGATGGTTATTATGGTATAAGTAAAAAAGCAATATTACATTATACTAAAGGTAAACCAAAATCAAAATTTGATGAGTTTAGAGATATATATTTCTCAGATAACAATAGAGCTGGTTATATATGGCATAAAAGAATTGCCGACAAGTATAATAAACAATTTATAACACCCTATTTAAACAATAGTATTAAAGAATTTTTTTATAACAAAGACTGGTATGATTTAAATGCACCATTTCAAAAACACCACGTTGTAACAGCGTTTGATGAATTTAAAAAATTTACATTCAAAAAACATATTAACTTACAATTAGGTTCAGGTGTAGATAAATTATTTGAATCATTGTTATCAAATAAAAAAATTAATTTTAAAAACAGAAAAAGAATTATGGATATTTGTAGAGATTGGTCTCAAATGTCAACCTCAACAGGAACATTACCTATATGATATTAGTCGATTTAAACCAAGTTTTAATTTCTAATTTAATGGCTCAAACAGCAGGTAAACCTGAAAATATACCTGACAAAAATATGGTAAGACATATGGTTATTAATTCATTAAGAGGTATGAATTTAAAATTCAAAGAACAATATGGAACAATGATATTGTGTGCAGACGCAGGTGAAGTTTGGCGTAGAGACGTATTTCCAAATTATAAACATTCCAGAAGAAAAGGTAGAGAAGCATCTACTACTGATTGGGTTAATATTTTTTTAGTATTATCGGAAATACGAAAAGAAATTGCTGAAAATTTTCCTTATGTTGTATTACATATTGAAAAGGCTGAAGCAGATGACATTATAGGTACACTAGTATTAAATCATACAAATAGACCTATTTTGATTATTAGTGGTGATAAAGACTTTATACAATTGCAAACAAATCCAAATGTAAAACAATACGCCCCTATACAAAAAACTTTTATAGGAGAAGGTATAGATCCTAAAAGATTTTTACACGAACAAATTATAAAAGGTGATCGTTCAGATGGTATACCCAATATATTAAGTCCAGATGATGTTTTTTTAACAGGTGAGAAACAAAGACCTATTAATAAAAAACGACTTGAAGAATGGGCAAGTGTTGATAAGATACCACTAGGAAGTGAAACAAGTAAATATTTTGAGAGAAATAAGACATTAATAGACCTTTCTAACACTCCTAAAGAGTTACAGGAAACTATTATAAATACATATAGAGAATATAAAATACCTAGCAGGTCCAAACTGTTACCGTACTTTATGAAGCATAAACTAAAATCGTTAATGGAAAACATTGGTGATTTTTAATATTCGAATATTGGAGATATAATGGAACAAGAAAAACCTAGGCATTCAAGCCTAATGAGTAAAAAAGGAATGGAGTCAGTTGCTCGTACGGCTACTAACGCTAGACCTTTAGCACACGAAATATTTACTAAGGTAAATAATGCAAAAGATAAACCCAAAAAAATTGAAGTTTTAAGACAATATGATAGTCAAGGTTTAAGACAGTTATGTAAAGCTGCTTTTGATCCTAATATTATTTGGGACATTCCTGAAGGAACGCCACCATTTATACAAAATGATGTACCAGAAGGAACAGATCACACGTCTTTACTAGATGAAGCAAGAAAACTTTACCTTTTTATTAAAGGTGGTAGTAATATACCAAAAGTAAAAAAAGAAACTCTTTTTATACAAATGTTGGAAGCTTTACATAAAGATGACGCACAAGTATTAATAGATATAAAAGACAAAAAATTGAATCTTACCTATAAAGGCCTCACAGAAAACTGTGTAAAAGAAGCCTTTAATTGGAATGACAATTTTATGAGAAACTAAGGTTTTTAAGGCTTTTCCTAAAAAAGCCTTTAAAAACAATGACTTCAAGTCATTGATTCTACACACTTAATTTTTTTAATCCACCCATTGACTTCATACTTGTAAAGTGTTATATTATATGTATAAACAACAAACAATAAATATATGAAAAAGTTTTTGATTTACATTACTATACTAGGCTTACTAGTGTATGGCCTTTTAACCCTTTTTATGAAGTCGGTTAAGGCGAGTGAGTATAATACAGCAGTAATAGGCCACGTGATTACACAAAAGGTCTCTGGTCAGCCAGTTGATGCTTCTAAATTAATGGAACAAGAACTTGCACGTATTGCACATATATTTGCTATTGATTCAATAACTATATTACAAAAGTACTTGCCAGCTATATTAGACAAAGCCGCAGCAGAATTAAGACTTGAAGCAGATAAAAATTATAAATGTAGTTTACTAAAGGATACAAAAATACAAGACGATTGTAAATAATGTATGATAAAGGTAACAAAAAAGAAAGTTTTAACAGTTAAGAAGAAACTGATGCCATTGTTATCTTCAAAAAAAAAATATTTAACCACATATAAAGATATTAAAAAGTTTTTCAAAATTCTCAACGAAGGATTATTTAATAACAAATTATCACCATTTAACGATATAGAAATTAAAGAACTTAAATATCAAAAGTGTATGGGACAAGTAATTCAATTTGATTATAAAAGAAAAGGCACTAGAATGCATAAATTAGAAATGGATACAAAATACGATACTAAAAAAGATTCCCTGGACACACTAGCTCACGAAATGGTACATCTTTATCAGTTTACACTGTTAAATGATAATGGTACCCACAACAAACTATTCTATAGTTTTGCCTCAAAATTAAAGGTTGTTGGTTTAAAATTATAAAAAACAGAAAGTATATAATGACAGAATTGAGAACTAAAAAATTTAAAGATCCGTATTTAAAATCATTAATATTAGACGCAGTAAAGAGGGTAGAAGAATTTGCTTGGTTTAATAATAAAGGTGAAAAAATTATTTACTACGAAGGAAACTTTCAGGAAGATGTATTAAATAATTTTTCAGTAAGTCAATCAGAAAAAATCTTTAAAACTATGGAAAGATATTTAAACGACAATCGGTTATTGTTTTTACAAAAAAAAGTTAAAGTAATTTCTAAAGAAATAGAACTTACGGAACTACAATCACCTAAAAACTATTACGAATATATAGTGAGTAAAAGATAATGAAACGTAGACCTTTAAAGTGGTATTTTAAATACAAATGGCCACGCAAAATGCGATACCATTTTAGACAGTTAATGGCAATTGCCGGTATATGTTTAATAGGTTTTGGTATTGGTACATTTTATCCTAATTATATATCTAAAATAAACATAGAAGAAAAAGCTGCTGATAAAACTATTTTATGGGCAAAAGAAATTGGATTTGCAGAACCAAGGATTACTGTAGGTTCAGATGAAGAATTTATAAAAACAATGCAAAAGTGTATCGCCTATCTTAATTTAGAATTACATAAAAACGAGAGAATACCAGACGATCTCATTATTGCTCAGGCCATTATTGAGAGTAACGCAGGTCTAAGTAGATTTGCTCGTGAAGGGAATAATTTGTTTGGTATAAGAGTATGGAATAAAGAAGCAGGTATGTTACCACACGGTTATACTGATACATTATCTTGGCGTGTTAAATCATATAATACTAAATGTGCTTCCGTCCGAGATTATATTAAAATCCTTAATACTAAACAGGCATATACTGAATTTAGAAAAATACGAGATAAACAAAATAGATGGTATGGTAAAGTTGATGCTATAGAATTAGCAAAAGGTCTTGATAGTTGGAGTACTACAAAAGACTATGAACAGCAAGTTATAAATATAATTAAAAAACTAAGACAAGATGGAAAGGTAGTTATTAAAAGATGATAGAATTACTTTTTTTTGTTATTATAGGATTAGTTATAGGATTAAGTTATTATTTAGGATTTAATAGTGGTATTAATAAAAATTGTAAAAAAGAAGTAAGACAATTTTTAATGGATATGACTGTATCTAAAATGTTACACGAACATTTCCAAAGAAACGCTATAAATGAAACAAAGTTATTATTACAAATGATGGGTGTTAAAGATCCAAAAAATATTAAAAGACAAAAATTAATGACACCAGAACAATTTGATTCTGAAAATAAAAAATAATTAAATGATATTAACTATACTATTATTTCTATCTGGTATTGCAGTATCCGTTGTAGGTGCTTATTATTCTATACTTGGACTGGCTTCTTTATTTGCTGGTGCCTATTGGGCAGTTATTACAATGGGTGTTACATTAGAGATAGCCAAACTGGTAACAGTGTCTTGGTTATATCGTAATTGGAATTTAGATTTATTACCACAATCTATAAGAGCCTATCTATTATCAGCTGTATTGATGTTAATGTTTATTACTTCAATAGGTATCTTTGGTTTTTTATCAAAGGCACATTTAGATACAGCGGCACCTAATACAGGTAATAGATTATTAGTAAAGAATATTGAAAAACAAATAGAATCGGAAAAGAAAGCAATAGAGGGAGCTCAAAAGATAGTTGACCAGTTGGATAAAGCATTAGATAAAGTTATTGATAAAGACGCTGATAAAGGTTTAATAGAAAGACAAAAACAACAAAACGAAAGAAATAGAGCCAACAACATTATTGCCAATTCATCTAAAAAGATTACAGATTTATCAAATCAAAAACTTAAATACGACAAAGACCAATTGGCCATAGACAAAGAGATAGGGCCATTTAAGTATGTTGCCGAGATATTATTTGGTGATGCTGATGATGGTAACCTAGACAGAGCAGTAAGGTTTATTATTATATGTTTAATATTAGTATTTGACCCATTGGCTGTATTAATGTTGGTTGCGGTTAACGTATCTATAAAAGAATATCAAAGAAGTAAAGGTGTAAAAAACAAAGAAGAAGATTTAGAAAAGAAAATTGAAAGATTACAAAAGAAAAATGATTTATATAAAGAAAAACAAGGTGTGTTATTAAAATCAATTTTTGGCGAAAATGCAGACCAAAAATCGTTAGAACAATTAGATCCTAACGAAATTAAAATTAAACTAGATCAAATAATGGAGATAAAAGATGAAAAAAATACTTAGTATATTTCTATTGATTTTTTTGGTAAATTGTACTACTACAACAACAAGTACAAATACTACACCAAAATCACCAATAGATAATGTTATTGATGTTTTAAAAAACATACAATTTCCAAAAATGTAATTGACAATATAATTGACAATACACTTAAAATTTGATATAATGATATTATGATTAAGTTAACACCTAAAGCACAATCACGTGCTATCAAAAAAGCAGCAAAAGCATTAAATGAAGCCGAATCAGTTTGGGCCAAGAAGTATTGGTTTAAAGTGTGGAAAGACTTGTGCCTAAAATATAAAAGAACTATAAACTAATGAATATATTTTACCTAGATAAAAATCCTATAGTTGCAGCAGAAATGTCTTGCGATAAACACGTATGTAAAATGATTGTTGAATCAGCACAAATGTTATCAACTGCACATAGATTGATTGATGGTAAAGAATATATTGACAAAACTTCTAATGGACGTAAAATAACTAGATGGAAACATTCAGATAAAAACTTAGAAAAAATATTATATAAAGCTAGTCACGTAAAACACCCTAGTACAATATGGGTAATGCAATCAGCTTATAATTATATATGGTTATATAAACATATGATGGCACTACATTCACAATTTAAACTAAGATATAATAAATCAGTAGATCATTTAACAATTCAAAAACTAGGTAATATATTAAAAACACCACCTAAAAATATACCTCTAAATAAAATTGGTACTGATCCTACACCGGCAATGCCAGATGAATGTAAAATACCAGGCGATGTTGTTGGTAGTTATAGAAAATATTATATAATGAAAAAAAAAGAATTTGCTACTTGGCGAGCACCTGCAGTTATACCTGAATGGTATAAAAAAGGAATTAATGAAAACTTATATACACGTTAACCAACATAAAATAAGAAGTAATAAAAAAAATGGAACGAATGAACCTGTTATTACAGTTAAACAAGGAAAAAAAAATATCTATTGTTCAGAAGTTAAAATACTTGGGCCATCTACTATTATCTATGGTGGTAACGACAAGCCTATACTTTCTTGTGGCGCTAGGGTTGTTATTTGTACTGAATCGGGTGTAAATATTATAAAATGAAATTATATAATACAATAACTAAAGATTCTTTAAAATCATTACCTAATGCCGCTAAAGGTTATGAGCAAAGGATACATATACCAGAATTTACTTTTTTAGGTGTACACGAGCAACCAGACTTTGGTGTTATCAGAATATGGTTTTACGGAAATGAAAAAACTATAGAATTAAAAAGTTTTAAAATGTATTTGTATCAATATAGAGATACAATTTTAAGTTATGAAAGATGTATAGATTTATTATATAAACATATAAAAGAAGTTTACGAACCAACAAGAGTTAGAATTGAAATAGGATTTAGACCTAGAGGTGGTATAAGCAGTAAATTAGTTGTGGATAGTGATTGGGGTCATTTGGGTGGTACAGATAAATTGTGGCAAGCACACGAGGTTGAATAATGAATATAATAACTGAAAACGAAATTATAAAAAAATATGATTTCTCATCTATTATAAGAACTAACGATAATATTGAAATTATTGATACAGTAAAAAGTATTATCGACTCGGGTAATTATTTTGATGAAAAAAATTCACCCAAATATCAAACTAAAGAAAACATATTTGGTAGACAACTACCATCATTTTTAAAGCTAAGACTTACTTTCATTATGTCTTGTTTTTTTTATTTAAATAAAGAAGTAAAAATAAAAGGTGTTAATGCGTGGTCGTTTATGACTAAAAAAAATGATAATCCTGATAGAGATAATCTTTGGCATCATCATCACTATGATAAATCTATAAAAAAATTATCAGGTATATATTACGTACATATTCCACACGATAAAGAAAATTATAATATATCAGGTACAGAATTTACTTTAGAAGATAGTCCAGAAAAAGGCAACCATTTTTTTGTTAAACCAGAATCTTTTTCTTGGTTAATATATCCTTCACATATATGGCATAGACCAGGAATAAATAATTCAGATGAATATAGATACGTTGTTGCAGCAGATATGGGATATATAGAGTAATGCCAATATACAGTTTTGAAAATATAAAAACAGGTAAAGAATATACAGAACAGATGTCTATGTCGGAGTTAGATAATTACTTACTAAAGAATAAAAATGTAAGACAAGTATTTACAACACTAAATATAGTTGGTGGAGTTGCTGGTCTTACTCATAAAACTGATCAAGGTTGGAAAGAGAATATGTCTAGGATTGCAGAAGCGCATCCTAATAGTCCACTAGCAAAAAGATATGGTAAAAAAACTATTAAACAGTCTAAAACTGAACAAGTAATAGCTAAACATAGAAAGAAAAACAAATGGTAGACAAAAATATTCCTGATTATATGCGTGGCTTTGATTTAGATGAAGATTTTGGGTTTACACCTGTATCAAATAAACCAACAGAAACAACTCCTTCTATAGACCCTAAAGTTATAGAATCAAATAATGTAGAGTTATCTAAAATTAAATCAGATGTATCATCAATTAAATCTATGATGAACGAAATAATGGAAATTGTAAATGAAAAAGAAACTATTACAAAAGAATTAGCTAATGAAGATACAATCAAAAGATTTAAAGAAATTGAAAAAGTTATATTACCTTTTCTTTACAATTTAAGTAAGAGTGATGAACCATATATTCACTGGCCCAATAGGTCTCCTATAATTAAAGCACAAATAGATAAAATATTAAAACTTACAAGAGGATAATATGAACTTAACGGAGAATGTATCATTAAAAGAACTAACTAAAAGCGAATCAGCAACAAGATTTGGCATTTCAAACGAACCAACAGAAGAAGCTTTAAGTAATTTACAAAAATTAGCAACACATATATTACAACCAGTGAGAGATAATTTTGGTAAACCTTTAATCATCACTTCAGGCTATAGATCGCCTGAGCTTTGTGTAAAAATAGGAAGTACCACGACCAGCCAACACACCAAAGGCCAGGCGGCCGACTTTGAAATTGGTGGTATTGCTAATAAAGATTTAAGCGATTGGATTCACCAGAACCTTGATTATGACCAATTGATACTTGAATTTTGGAAACCAGAAGATCCTAATAGTGGTTGGGTACATTGTTCTTATAAAGGTGAAGGATTAAATAGAAAACAATATTTAAGAGCCATAACAGAAAACGGTAAGACGAAGTACGAACCAATGATTTAGGTTGACAAACGGCCTATATTATGATATATTATTAGAATATGACAAAAAAATTTAATTTTATTAACGTTGACACTTCCGTATTACCACCATTAAAAAGAAAAAATGTAGATGGACATAGATATTATGAAATAGATGGTACAGCATATCCTTCAGTAACTACTATACTTTCACTTAAAAAAACAGAAGAATTAAAAGAATGGCGTTCTAAAGTCGGCGAAGATGTTGCTAATTGGGAAATGAAAAGAGCAGCATCAAGAGGCAACTCTTTACATACTTTAGTTGAACAATATATTAAAGGCGAAACACCTACAATAAGAGATGTATTACCATTAGGAATGTTTAGATTGTTAAAACCATATATTGATAAAATTGATAACGTACATTTACTAGAAACAGTTATGTATAGTAAAAAATTAACTATTGCTGGTCAATCAGATTGTATTGCAGAATATGATGGTAAGTTATCTGTAATTGATTTTAAATCTGCTAATAAAGAAAGACAAGAAAGTTGGATTGAAAATTACTTCTTACAAACAACAGCATATGGTATGATGTATGAAGAATTATATAATAAACCAATTGAACAAATTGTAGTATTACTTGCAGCAGAAGATGGTACTGTAGGAGTATGGACAAAAAATCCAAAAGATTATCAAGCTAAGTTATTAGCATCTATTGAAAATTTTTATAAACATATAAACTCAAAACTTGAAGTACAAAAATAAATGTATGTATTACGTAGATTTACCAGAACTTCCTAGTGAACTTATATATTCTATAAAAATTCAAGCCAATATTATGGCACTTGATGAAAATTGTAATTCAGGAAAAGAATACAATAAAAATAAAAATTTTGCATATACAGAAATAGAAGAATTTTTATATTCAAAACTTGTAAGTGATCTTTTATTACCAAAACTTAAAAAACCAACTACATCATATATATTTGCGTTAAGAAATAAACAAAATATACCAGCAGATTTCCCACCACATCTTGATGAGTATAGAAAATTAAGTTTAAATTATATAGTTGAAACAGGTGGTAATAATGTACAAACTTCATTTTACGACTTAGAAAGACCTAAAGATGATAAAGAGTTTAAATCTAAAAATATTCCATATGAAGATTTAATTAAAACTCAAAAATATGTTTTACTAAAAAACAAATGGAATTTATCTAATACACAAGTATGCCATAGTGTAGAAAATTTAGATGATTTAAGAATTATTTTATTTGTAGTATTTGACGATAATACTGATTATGAAACTTTTACAAAAGATTATACGGAACTATTAACTGAAGTACCTAATTTATTGACAGTATTTAATTCCAATAAATTTATATAATATAGAGGTATGTAAAAATAGCATACCTCATATGTTGAAACCTCATATAAATAATATTATGATAGAACGATTAAAAGACTTAATATCTAAAAACTATACAGATAAACAAGTTAAAGAAAAGAACGACATTCTATTGAGAAGTAGAAAAGAAGTTGAAATTAATGGTAATGGTACGTCAGGATACACTATAAAAGAAGGCGAACATAAAGGTACCGTATTAGGCCATATCACTAGAAGTCCTAAAGTAATTTAACTGGTTGACAATTAATCTAAAATAGTATATATTAATATATATGGAACAATCTTAGGGAAACCTAAGATTGGTCCTCCATAATAAAAACTATAAAGGATATATTATGAAAAACATTATAATGTTTTTAACTGCTTTACTTTTCACAGTATCAGTATCGGCACAAACACCAGCTCCTAAAAAAGAGGAAGCTAAACCAGCTGTAAAGGCTGAAGTTTGCGTTGAAAAAGATAAAGATGGTAAAGCAATCATAGACAAAAAAACTGGCAAACCAGTTGTTTGTCCTAAAAAAGACGAAAAGAAAAAGTAGTCTAAAGAATTTGGAGGGCCTAAAGCCCTCCAGATGTATAAATAGTAATGCTATAAACAAACACACACAGAAAAGGAGATAATTATGGCAACAACATCAAAAAACGGTTATGAAATCCGTTCAGACCTATTAGGCTTAGCTAAATCATTAGTTGAGTTTAATTTTCAAGCACAAGTAAAAGAGTACGAGTACAACATCAAAAAAGAAGGCGACCAAGTAGTACAAGAGTTTAAAGCTCCTACTTATTCTGCTAACGACATTATTGAAGTAGCAAAGCAATTTAACGACTTTGTAACTAACAATGATTACACAAAAACTGTACAAGAAAATATAACTAAAGCACAAGAAATGGCAAAACCATACGCTGAAGCATATCAAAATACAGTAAAGGCTTTCTTTCCAAATTTAAGAAACGGGAAGTAATATGACGCCGTACAATATTTGTGAAAACAAATGGTTAAGTAAAGTTAAAGAAAAAGCAAAAAAACATTATAACGATAACAAAACTTTATACGTTGGTTATTTTTATATAATGATTTTAGCTGTAGTAATTTTAGCTATAATAACTTCCATAGATAGTTTTTATTAATATAAACAATGGCCACTTCGGTGGCCATTGACAATCCGCCTAAATTATGATATAATGTATTATGAATAATTATCATAGATATATTAAATTACCTTTTACATATCCAAAACCAAAATTATTCAATACTCAACCTGATAAATGGCAAATTGTAGCCGTACCTCCAGAAGAAATATATCAACCTTTTTTAGATTGGTTTAAACCATTTGGTGATAAACATAATATAAAGATATCAAAAGTATTAGAAGCTTTTTATACTGCACCTAATAATAAATTTCATATACATAATGATTCATTTTATCTATCGAATATGACTAAGTTAAATTTTACTTGGGGACCAACCAATAGTTTAACTAGATGGTGGAAAATAAAAAATGAAAAAAATTTAAAAACTTTACATTATCCTGTACAAGGATCACCAGAAAAACCTGATATTATACCTAATAGACCTCACGACTATGATAATGCCACATTGGCAGAAGAAGAAGATTGTGAAATAGTATATGAAAAAGTAATAGATAAACCTAGTTTATTAAATGTAGGACACTTACATTCTGTATATAATCCAAATAAAGATCAAGGCAGATGGACATTATGTTTTATACTATTAAAAAATGATGGTAGTCTATTAGAATTTTTAGATGCTGTAGAGATATTTAAAGATACAGTATATGAATAAATTATACAATACACATTCATTATGTCATATATGCTATAGACATATACCTGCTGAAGTATATGTAGATAATAATATTAGATATATTAAAAAAGAATGCCCAACACACGGTCCATTTAAATTTATACAAGATCCGGATGCAGAATTTTGTGAGAAGTTAAAACAAAAAACTAATAAAGTTTATCGTAGAATATTAATGTTAGAAACTACTGATAAATGCAATTTAAAGTGTCCTCATTGCTATCATATACCCAATAATGTTAAAAAAGATTTAGATATATTAAAAATATATGATGATATTAAGAACGCACCTAAAGATATTAAAGATATTATACTAGCTGGTGCCGAACCAACAATGAGAGATGAGATATTTAATATAATAGATTATTGTAATACAAATAATAGAACAGCAAGTCTTTTAACAAATGGTGTTAGACTACACGATATAAATTTTGTAAAAAAATTAAAAAAACATAACATACACGCTGTAGAGATAGGTTTAAATCATCATTCTTATCAAGGTAAAAAAATACATAATAAACAATTACAAGGTATAAAAAATTGTATAGATGTTGGAGTTAAAATTCATTACATAGGTTATACTGTAGAAAAGTATGATCATTTAGTAGATATTATAAAAGAAATAAAAACATTCCCAATATATAGAGATAATAAAAATAAAAAAAGATATCAATTTAGAATTAGATTAGGTAGTGATATTGGTAGAATACCAAATGAGCCAACAGCATTTATTAGTACTAATTATAAAGAAATAGAAAAAGTTGCTAATGAATTGGGTCACGATTTAATAAGTGGTAATAATGAAGGCGATGATAATATGTATCATATGTTCGGTTATATAGATGGTCATAAGATTAGAATTATACAATGGCCAGATGCTAAAAACATAGATATGAGCCAATTAAAACATTCACCTTGGGCTAAATTTAACAGACAAAATTATATAACAAATTTTGTACATCAAGTTATAACAAGAGATGCATATGTAAATAAAAAATTACCTGTATTAGATGATGTACCGGACACTTATAAATATAGTATAGTAAACGACGGAGATATAAATGGCTAATAAAAATATTGTAGTTACATTAACTAATGATATTGTTTTTGAAACAGAACAAAATTACAAAACAAATTTTGATATATATTTTAATAACAATATATTTACTAGCAATAAAGAATTACAATTAACTTCAAACAATATACAAAAATCTATTGAAGTTGATTTTGATTTCGATATTCCAAATACAATTAGATTAATAGTGTTTGCTAAATCGTCACAAAAATTATTCAATTCTATAGAACAATATGATATAGAAATAAAACCTAATGAAAATTATATACCTAATACTAATAAATTATTTGATTTATCTATAAACATTAATGAAAATTTTTTAACAAATAATCCTACTAATATAACTTATGATGATGTATTAAAAAATGATAGACCAGATATTATAGATTGGAAAAAAGAATACTTGTTTAATAATGAAGTCCTTGGTGTTTACACTAAAGATACTCCTAACAATCAAAATTTAAATAATAAATTTTCAAAAACAGCATACCTTTGGAATTTAAATGATAAATTACAATTTGATATTAAAGAAATGTATATCAGCAATAAACCAGAATTATTAGGTAAAGAGGGTTATTGTTTACCAGGAAATAGTACTATTAGATTTGAAATTATATAATTTTAATTATGAACAATATGATGTTACAAGGTTTGATACCTGGAATACAAACTAATATAAATCTAGCTACAGATAGTTGGCAATTTGGAACTATTATTAACAATCAAAAAATTATTGACAGTAGTATAGGTCAAGGTTGTTTTACTCTTGGTTTTAAAAGACACGATATAATAGATTATGTATGTAATAAACTAAAAACATATAAACCAGAATGCGCCGAATCATTAATAGGAAATACAGATGAAATATTATTAAATGATGTATCTTTTGAATTATCTCAAAAATTATACAATATAAGTGGTGGTTATAAAAGTTTTTATTCTTTATCAGGTAGTGATGCAAATGAAGGTGCAATCAAATTAGCATCTGCATATCATTATAAAAAAGGTAATAATTTTAAACATAAAATTGTTAGTTTCAAAAATAGTTATCACGGTAGTACGTTTTTAAATTACAATTTGGGCGATGCATTATTTGAAAATCCTTTTTATAGTTTATTACCATATGAACACACAATACGATTAGATAAAAATTTTGAATTAGGAGATATTGATTGGACCCAGGTTGCAGCAATTATAGTAGAAACACGATCTTGGAGTAATTGGTTAAAGAAAGAACCTACTGATTTTTGGAATAAATTAGAACAAATTAGATATACTTTTGATGTATTAATTATTATAGATGATATTTTTATAGGTGGGGGTAAAACTGGTGAGGTAATAGGATGGAAATCTTTAGATATTAAACCTGATATATTTACATTAGGTAAATCTATCACAGCTGGATACTTTCCATTATCTATAACGCTTTATAACGATAAAGTCAATGCAATTCTTCCTAAAGACTTCAACTGGGATCACGGATTTACTTACAGTTTTTCATTACCTGGAATATTGAGCACATTAAAATACCTTGACATATTAGAAAAAGAAAATATATTTTCAAATTTCAAAACTTTACAACATAGAACCGAGTCTGTAATTAATACTACTAATTTTTTAATTAAAAATCAGTTTGGATTAATATATAATATAACAAATGGTAAACAAAACTTTTTGTATGTAATACCATTAAATGCCACAGATGAGTACTTCAGCATATTAAAAAATACCCTTGACAAATACCTATAGTTGTGATATATTATAGTATGAACTCTAAAGAATTTTCACTTAAAATAGAAAACTTAGTACAATCTAAAAAGATGTTGTCTTATATGGATGCTGTATTATTTTTCTGTGAGGAAAATGATATAGACCCTAGTACTGTGGCTAATTTATTATCTAAATCTATTAAAGATAAAATAACTGTAGAGGCTCAAAATTTAAACTATATACCTAAGACGGGTAGATTACCAGGAGTATAAAATGTATGGTGGATTTGACGTATTTAAAACATACCTTGCAGTTAAATTACACTTTACAACAGATAGTTATGACTACCATAAATATTCCGGTGAAGTTAACTGTACATTAGATACATTTACTAAAAGAAATGATAGATATTTTTTTCACAAACTTAGCACCAGATACGGTAAAGATGATATATTGGGCTTTTTTGTTAGTAATTTTCTGGTTGATAGTAACAAGTGGGTAAAGAATTTAACAAATCAAGATGGTAAAGATGTTTTTACAGATTGGAAAAAACGTAATGAATCTTTTGAATATCATTTTAGAAATGATTGTGTCACTATTACTAATGACTTTAATGCTAAGCAGTTTTCTTTTGATAATGGTTTTAGCGTTTTTGGTGGACAGCATCCTAGGTTTTTTCAATTGGTTTTATCAAAAAAAATATCTTACGAAACTGCTGTCGTTTTTAATAAAATCTTATCTTATAGTAAGTCTTGGGACAAACAGATTGTTGAACAAGTGGTTTGGCCAGTCCACTCCAAAAGGATAAAAAAATATACACCTTTTGTAAAGTATAATGAGACACAATGTAAATTAATAATGAAGGAGGTTTTTATAAATGGATCATAGATTAAAAAAGTTAGTTGAAGAATTAGATAGAGTGAATTCACTTAATAACAATTTCAACCCATATATGGGTGCACCACAACAATTTAAGGAGGATCATATGGAAGTAAAAAATAGTTTAAAATCTGAATTAAAAAAAACAGGAATAAAAATATTAATTAATGTAGGAATAGTTGTTACATTAATAACTTTATATTATATTTTTAGATAATATGTCAGGCCAACCTTATGCTCCAGTTGTTGATATTAAAGACTTAGGTGATGTACAACCACCTAAAGGTATTACCACTGCATTTTGTATCGGTAATGGAGAAAGTAGAAAAGGTTTTGATTTAAATACTTTAAAACCTCACGGTAAAATATATGGCTGTAATGCTCTTTATAGAGAGTTTACTCCTGATGTATTAGTTGCCGTTGATCCTGGAATTTCACACGAAATATATCAATCAGGTTATTGTAATAAGAACGTTGCTTATTTTAGAGAATGGATTAAATATGAAGCTAGTCTATATGATAATATTGTTAATGTAGGTTTAAATAAAAACGATATAGAGAACTTAAAAGATAATTACATTGTAAATGAAAGAACAGCAGAGACAAGTAAATTTGTAATGCATGGTAGTAATTTAAAACAAATTTTAGAAAATAAAAAAAACAATAATCAAAGAGCCAATGTTAAGATTAATTTTAAAGAACTTTACATTAGTTGGATAAAAGATAACGACTATTCTTTTAGTATTGATGATTTACCAATAAAAGATAAAGGTTGGTCTACCGGCGCATCATCAGGTTTAGTCGCATGTAATCAAAATCATTTTACTATCAAAGAACTATACTTGATAGGTCACGATCTTTTTAGTTATGATGATAAAGTAAACAATCTATATAAAGATACACCTAATTATGTAAGAAGTGACGAAGGAGAAACTCCTTGTGTAAATTGGATATCACAATGGGCAGGATTAATATATGGTTATCCACGTGTACAATTCTATAAAGTAAACAGAACTAAAGAAGATAACAAAGTAGATAGACCTATTAAAGAATGGAATGTATATAATAATTTAAAGTACATTACATATGAAGAATTAAAAGAAAAATTTAAATTATGATAAGATGGATTGCCTGTGTTTTTGGAATTACTGCAGCAACAATACACGCTAGTGCTATTATTTCATTACAATGGTTAGGATGGTTGATATGTGTAGTATCAATTTCATTATGGTTGTTTATTGCTTTAAAAGATAAAGACAAAGCAAGAGCCACAATGCAACTCTATTTCTTAATTATATCGATCATTGCTGTATATAACTGGTTAAAACATATATGAAAGTTTTTTGTATTGGTAATGGTGAAAGTAGAAAAGGTTTTGATTTAAATAAACTAAAACCATTTGGAAAAATATATGGTTGTAATGCTCTCTATAGAGAGTTTACTCCAGATGTTCTGGTATCTGTTGATCACGGTATAATGCATGAAATATATCATAGTGGTTATAGTATTAATAATAATTGTATTTTTAGAGATTGGACAAAAATACCAGATTTACATTATCAAACATTAGTATATGAGGGTATGTCAGAAGATGATATAAACAGAATTGCAAAATGGGATATGATAAAACAAAATGATAAACCAGAAGGCAGTTGTGAATTTGTAATGCATGGTGCAAAATTAGAAGGTGTGGCTAAAATTGTAAATGGTTATAATAATGATGAAATGATTATTAAAGAAAAATATGTCAATCAAACTCAATTATATGTAAGTTGGTTACATATAAAAGATAAAGTAACTTGTATTACTGATGTATTAGGTTTTGATTATGGATATTCAGCAGGCACTACTTCATTATACATATCAGCAGTTATTGATAAGCCTAAAGAAATATATCTAATTGGACACGATTTAAATACTACAACTGGTAACCTAAACAATATCTATAAAGATACAAAACATTATATGGCATCTTATAATAAACAAACTGATTTTGATAAATGGATAAATCAATTAAAAACAATATTTACTAATAATCCTGATATACAATTTTATAAGGTTAATAATTCATTAAATCCTTTACATAATGATGATAAGGTTAATATAATATGGGAAGAATTTAAAGGGATCAAAAATCTACATTATATCACATATGAAGTACTTGACAAACACCTACAATTGTGATATTATAAATAATAATGATAGCGATTATACAGCTAACACAAATACAAACATACGGAGAATACAATGGACTTTAATACATTAAAATCAAGTCACTCTAACTTTGATAAACTTACCAAAGCTTTGGAGTCTAAACTAAATCCAGAAGAATCAACATCAAAAGACAAATACGCTGACGACAGAATATGGAAACCAGAACTAGATAAAACTGGTAGTGGTTATGCCGTTATTCGTTTCTTACCTGCTTCTGAAAAAGAAGATATGCCTTGGGTAAGAGTGTGGTCACACGCATTTCAGGACAAAGGTGGTTGGTATATTGAAAACTCATTAACTACTCTTAATCAAAAAGATCCTGTTAGTGAAGAAAATACTAGATTATGGAATACAGGTGTTGAATCTGATAAAGAGATAGCAAGAAAGAGAAAAAGAAAATTATCTTACTATTCTAATATATTAGTTGTTAGTGATCCTAAGCATCCAGAAAATGAAGGTAAAGTATTCATATTCAAATATGGTAAAAAAATATTTGATAAGATTGCTGAAAGAATGAGTCCTGCGTTTGATGACGAACAACCAGTTAATCCGTTTGATTTTTGGAAAGGTGCAAACTTTAAACTAAAAATTAGAAAAGTGGATGGTTATTGGAACTATGATAAATCTGAATTTGAGCCTGTTGCTCCTGTTGCTGATAATGATGAAAAAATTAAAGCAATATGGTCTAAACAATATGCTCTTACGCCTTTCTTGGCCCCTAGTAATTTCAAATCCTATGATGAACTCAAAGAGAAACTGAATAGGGTTATTACGGGAACTAGAAATACTGCAACTGTTGAATCTGCTGACCTCCCTCAAGCTAGAACAAATGGTTCGGTAAAAAGTAATGGTAAAACTACTTCAGCTGCTAGTGATGATGACGATACGTTATCTTACTTTAGTAAATTGGCAGATGACGAGTAATCTCTCTCTTTACTCATAACTTTGATGGTGGCCAGAAATGGCCACTATTTAAACTGCTAAACTTGTTCCTATATTTCTAAAAGACCTATCATAATTATCTACTTCCATAGGAAAAGAAACTGAACTATTTTGATTTTGAGTCGACACATTATTTGTAGGAGCTATAACCATATTATTGGCCGCTTCTTTCTCTTTCTTAGCCATATTTCTTTCTTTACTCAACTGATTAATACTATTTGCTTCCTGTTGTGACATAGGTAAGAAACGTTTATCAGGTATAAAATCTGGTCTAGGTGGTACTATCTTCTTTTCATTATCATATGATTTAATAAAATCTTCTTTAGGTTCAGTCTTTATATCTTTAAAATTAGATGAATCTTCTCTATCTACTTTAGAAGGTTCACTATCCATTTTCATTTTATCTTTTTCTGATACTTTATCAGTAGATTCTTTTTCAAGTTTCTTCTTATCATCACCAAACAACCAACTAAATTTAGATTTTATCCAATCAACTAATTTACTAATAGCCATAATAACACCCACTACAGCTAATCCTATTAATATAAATTTGGCTGAGGCCATTAATCCTGCAATAGAGAATCTACCTAAAGCCATTGCACCTCTGGTTAATCCTGAACCTAATGAAGATAATCCTTTACCCAATAATGATATACCATTTTTTGTTAAATTGCCTAATGATGAAGTTAAACTACCAATTTCTTTACCCATTGATTTAAAATATACAAATAACTCTTTAGGTGCTTGTAATCCTTGTAACATTTGATCTTTAGCACCACGTAGTGTTTCTACGATAGGACCACCAGCGTAATTAGTTTGACCTGGTTTAACTCCTACTAAATCTTTTCTTTGTTGTAATTTTTCTTCAGCCTTAATAATTAATTGGCGTCTATTTAATATTTTTTTGTTATCGTCATCACTTAAAGTATTTTGTCTCAACAATCTTTGTTCTTCTTTTAAAAATTGTTCTTTTCTTCTCTCTAATTGTTTTTCTTGTTCTCTAATAGATATTTTTTCTTGTTTTTCTTCCTTTAATGTTCTAATTTTTAATTGTAAATTTTCTTTATCAACATAGGTATTAATATTATTTTGTTGTAACAGGACTCTTTCAGTCTCTAATTGAGATATCTTTTCTTCTCTAATTTGTTTTTCTTCAGCACGTTTTTGTTTTTTTTCTTCTAATGCCTTTTCTAATTTACTAATACTCTCATTCAATTCTTTACTAAAGTTTTTTAAATTAACTCCAAATTTTTGTTGTAGTGTATCTATAATATCTAATGCTTTTTGGTCGTCATCTTCTCTATTAGTTTTTAATAATTCACCAATTTTATATAATTCATTTTCAATACTAGGAACTATAGCTTTAGTAGCAGTTACGACTGTTGTTTGAACTTTTTGAACTATTGTTTGTGTAATGTTTCTAAGTGATTTTGTAAGTGTTTCAGTGCCTAAAGGACCACCAGTAGATTGTTCTGTATAATCTTTTACAGCTTTTATAAAAGAAGCCTTTTTCATTAAGTCGCCTCTATCCATACCCATTTCTTCAGGTCTAACACCTATTGCTAGTGATGTTGAATCGTCTATGAAATCTTTGGCCATTTATTAGCCTATCTGTTCTTCTTCTATTTTTTTGGCTTCTAACTTTTTAGTTTCAATCTTTTCTTGTGTTCTACCATATGCTGATATACCTAATACAGCTCCCATACAAATATGAAAGAAACCAGCACCTTGTAATGTAAGTGGCATCCATTGTGTAAATACAATATTCTTTAAATAGGTTGCTTGTGCTAAATTCCATAGTATAGGAAATATAACAAAATCAAATGCACAAACAGTCAGATATAACCAACCCATTGCTGGACGCCATTTAGTATTAAAATTTGATTCTTTTTGATTATTCATAATACTATTTATATAGATAAACCTTTTTTTCTTATAGCTACTTGCACATTATTAGGTATATTAATCACATCTAATCTAGCCCAATTACAATGAATAAATGTATCTACAGCTAGTCTAGGAGTTAAACCTATATCATTACTTACATCTATTAATTTAAAATCGTAACTATATTTCCAAAACGTTGCATCATCTATTAACAATATACCACCAGAGTTTAATAGATTAAATGATAATGTTAAATCTTCCAACACCTTATATGAACGATGGTGACCATCTATGTAAATCAAATCAAATTTTTTATTTTCATTATACAATTTATTTAATACATTAAAAGATATATCTTTATGAAATGTTATCTTATTCTTATAATCACATTTAGACAAATTATTTTTCCATTTACTTTCTATATCATCAAAATATGATTGTTCTACACCATAATTGATACCTTTAAATGGATCTATTGTATGTAATTCAAAATGTTCGTGCTTACCTAATTGTTCTGCAATCCATAATGAATAAAAACCTTCAAATGTACCTATTTCTAATACTTTATTAGGTATTATAATCTTATCAAATATGTACTGTGAATTATCTATTGCAGATGGAGACCAGTTTTCACTAAAGGTATATTTACTTATTAGCTTGTGATTGTTCACGCTGTCTTTCATTTTCTTCCTTAATATAAGTCACTAATAATGAAACATATATATCCCTCTCCCAAGGTAACATACTTTCTATTTCAGTCAATGAATATTTGTGATGCTGCATTAAGGCAAAATTAGTTTCGAAGTAGGCCTCTAGGCTGCTGTGGGCGAGGCCAATTCGAAAAAATCTGCAATGCCAGATAAAGTTACTTTACTTACAACACCTGTTTTTGGATTGGTAACTTCAATTTCTTTTTGAAGTTTGGGCATTGTGTCAAAGAACTTTCTTATCTTATTGAATGCATCTTGAGGTAAATATTCTATGAACTCTTTTAATTCTTCGTTAGATGTATCCTTTGAAGGATAAATTTTATCACCTTCAAATATATGATCTATGCAATCAATCAAAATAGCAAATATAGATTCAACTTGTAAATTATCTGTACCTTTACCTATATCGTAATTTTTAAGTGTAGGATATTTCAATACAAGTCCTAAATTCTTTTTATCATCTATTACGATTTTATTCGTATGACTATCATCTACATGCACTTCAACTTTAGTTAAATCAACTTCTGTTTCAGCATATGTTATTCCATCATCTGGACATATTGTTCTAAATTTAACAATTTCTGATACTGATTTTGCTCTGATATTTAAAAAAATATATTCAATATCAAATATAGGTAACTTATCTACCTTTAATGTATTAAATGTACAAGCATCAACAATTTCTTTTAATGCTGATACCATTTGTTTATTGTCACCTGTTTCCAGGGCAATGTATAATATCTTTTCTTCTTTAACTAGAAAAGGTCTATATTTGATTTTTTTATCTTCTGATGGTAACGTCAATTCATACGTAGGCACATCAACTCTTGGCAACGCCATAATTATCTCCTTATTATATAATATTACTATTTATTATAGATTTAATGGCGGTAAATTACCAAATGGAGGAAACACTCTACCACCTGTAACACCACCGATTGGTATACGTCTTTTAATACCTTCTAATACTTGTGTTCCAGCTCTACGTAATTCTGGTGGTAATCTATTCATTAATCCACCAAAAGCACCATAACTACTTTTTACATCTACATTTCTGAAGTTTGGCTCACCTAATGCAATAGTGCCACGACGATCTAAGGAATAATTTACCCAATATCTAAATGTAAATGTAACGTTAAACGTTGTTATAGTATCAGTATCAGCATATGCATAGTCAACAACTCCTATTGTCTTAGGGAAACAATCAAATAATTTTACAGCATATGTTACATCATCTCTCTCTGCCTTACTAGCATAACTTCCTAATTGAAATATGTTTATATCAGATACATAATTATCATAAAAATTAAAATTATGAGATTGAGTACTAAACGCAGCTGCTTGCCACATTTCAAAGTATGATCTTTCTCTTAAAAATTTATCACTATAGAATGTAGCTGTTATATCAGCTGATTTATAATCATATGCAATTTTACGAGCTGGACCTGCAGTTTTAACTTCTAACGTTTGTATATCTCTATCTGGCATAGATATTGCATTACAAAAAGCATTTACTCTTTTAGCATTTGAATTTTGAATAGGTATTAGATCGCTTTGTTTTTTAAATGTTTGTAATGTTTCTTCTGCACTTAAAGACGGTTCGCTTAAATCATCACCTAAGACAACTGAATTAGCACCTTTGGGTAAATAAAACTCTACATAAAATCTTGCCTTACGAGCAAATCCTTCTGCCTCATTAACATATGAGTGCATTCTACCCATTGTAGTTTCTTTTTGTGGTCCTTGAGGTCGTCTAAATCTTGAATCATTTTCTACATTATCTAATGATCGATCACGAGGTAATCCTAATCTTACATCAAACCCACCAATACGAACTCCACCTCTTAAAATAGCCATTAGATAAAACTCCTTGAGGCTGCATATACTGAACTAGCAGGTCTTTTTTGAAATTGTTGTACAGGTAAGTAACAAGCAATAGCTGCTTGTGATAAATCTATTTTTAAAAAACTAGACCTTACGTGTTTATATAAGTATTTTTTAATAGTAGGTTTAATCATAGGAATATTTTTAACTCTTGCCCAGCTGACATCAAATCTAGCATCTTTTAATCTAGGACTTGTTGCCCAACGTTGCATATTTTCTAATAATCTTAATCTTAATAATGGTGGTAGATAGTGAAAATTTAATCCACTAAATCCACCTTTGATAGTTTCCAATGGTAATACTAATGGAAACGTATCATAATATGGTAAAGTTTCTTTATACTTTGGATCATAAAAGAATAAATTTAATAAACCTAAATTAGGTCTAGCAGTCAATGTACCTTGTGCCATTAACTTATTAGCACTAATCTTCTGACCAATAGATTGTATGGCGTTTTTATACCAACTTGCTGATTTAGTAGTATCGCCTTGTTTATTAGCTAATTTATCTAGTATTGAAACCATTTACTATATTTATATTAACTATAGACACCTATGTCTTTTTCAGTAAAGATTTTAAACTCTAAATCATTACCTTCACAATACACTTTAGCGGCTTGCCATTTAGCTTGGTTCTTAATATATTCTAATTGTTCACGCATAAAAGAACGTCCTTGTTTCTTTGGTTTCTTAGGTGGAAAGCATTGGCGATATGGTTTTATTTCAACCATAAATTTTTTACCTGTTTTTAACTTGAATATAAAATCTGGATAGTATCTGTGAATGCGGTAATCAATAGGTGAACGATAGATAATAGGTACTTCTTCACTTGCCCAAAATTCAACAGCATCATTTTTATCCAAATATACCATCATACGTCTTTCTAATAAAGAACGATATACTATTCTATTTGGATCACCAGCGTACTTTTTAGGGTGGGTTGGTTTATAAATTCCTTTATAACTTGCTCTCATATCACATATAAATATTACTATTAAACATACAACTATTTATGGCACTATCAAAGGTAGCAAATTTAATTCAAAAGAATTTAGGTAATTTAACAGG